CGCTGAACCAGCGGCCTCTGCCAGTCCTCGCACTGATCCAGCCGGGCCCGGCGCTGCTCCGCTGTCGGCAGCGCAATGATTTCTGCGGCAACCTGCCTCGGCGTCATCAGCCATCCCTCCGCCGAGTCCGCCCGCCCTCGACAGGATCGATATCGAGCGCCTGGCGCAGCGTTTCGCCCCGCTTGATCCGTCGACGGACAACCGAATCGCACCGCTTGTAGCGCCGCGAATGGCCACTAATCGTGTCGCGCACGCCGTTGACAACGTGATGGTCGAACGTTTCGAAATCGCCCCATATCGCCATCAGGGACTCCTTGCTGTGCCCGAGCTCTTTTGCCGCCGCAGTGTAATTTCCGAGCCTCTTGACCGTCTCCATGACGATCTCCCTCGCCGGCCTGCCGTGCGCGGCCTCGATCTTCGCAGCCACCGCGCCAGGCTTCCTCCCTCGGGTCGATTTGTTTTTCACCGCCACCCTTTTCAGCGACGGGTCGTCGATCATTTCGGCCTGATTGTTGTTGTAGCCCTGGTATTTTTCCCTGCTGCGCGAAATGATCGGCACGTATTCGATCCGGCCGCCACGGGCCTCGAATTCCGCGATCTGGCGGGCCAGCTCCGCACTCAGGGCGATCTTGGCTTGATTGATTCCTGCGATGCTCACCGCTTCCCCTCCAACGAATACCGCGCAAACCGCTTGCCGCCCTCGGTAACGATCTCGGTCGTTATCGGGAGGCCGCGCTCTTTCAAGTCGAGAACCCGAGCGGACAGGCGGAAGCACTTGAATCGCCGCAGCGCCTCGATAGCGGTGATGCTGTTGCCCGACTCCAGGTGATCCCGGATCGCTTGGCATTGGCTTTGTGTGTTCATGATCAAACCCTCAGCTTTTTCACATTCGATGGCCGGTCGAGATCGATCATGGCCTGCGCCTGATCCACCTCCCGCACCGTGCCGTTGATCAGCTCGAAATAGGCTGTCCCCGTTTTTCCGTGCCGGTTGAGTCGCACAATCGCCTCCGTCAACGCCTCGGGCGAACCTTGGTGGTACACGGAATCCCGGTACAGGCCGATCCAGAGGTCGCAGTCCTGCTCAATTTGCCCGGTGTCACGCGAATCGGACGGCATGGGCCGCTTGTCAGTGCGCGACTCGAGCCCGCGATTGAGCTGGCTCAGCAGCAGCACAACGCACTCCAGCTCCTTGGCCAGATTTTTCAGGCCCTTGGTGATGCGCCCATAGCTCAGGTCGTTTCGCTCAGCACTGTCGCCCTCCATGAGCGTCAGGTAGTCCACCGCCACCAGGCCGACCTTGCGCTTGCGGTTGAGCGCCCTGGCCTCGCGTAGCACGTGCGACAGGCGTATGCCTGGGGTGTCATCGATGTGAAGCTGTGAGGCGTTGAGCTGGCCTGCTGCGCGATGCACTGCATGCCAAGGGTCGGCGCTGTCCGGCGCCCGGTAAAACATCGACGGATCGACGCCGGCGCTGCCGACCATCAACCGCTCGTAGATCTGGGCATCCGGCATTTCGAGCGAGAACACAGCGACGGCCTCGCCTCGCTCGACAGCGAAATGGGTGGCGATCCGAGTGAGCAAGCCCGTTTTTCCCTGCTTCGGCCTTGCGCCCACCACTACCAGCGAGCCGGGCGGCACGCGCTTCGGGTACAGCAGTTTGTCCAACGCATCGATGCCGAGAGTGAATCCGCGCTGCTTGCCTTCGAGACGGTTCTCGACCTCGTTCAGCCACTCCCGGCCAACGTCTTTAGCGTGCCGGAGCCCTTGGGTTTTGTTGCGGATGGCGCGCTCTTGGATCGCGCTGATGATCGACTCAGCGAGGCCCAGCCGCTTGTAGATATCGCCCTGGTAGCGGTCGCTCAGTACGGCGACGGCTTCGTTGAGCTTTGAGACCGCGAACCGCTCGACCGCCGCCTCGCGCAACGTCTCGGCATAGGCTGCCACGTTGGCAGCCGAGGGCGTGCCGATTGCCAGCTCCATCAGCAAATCCGAAATCTCGGGCCGGTAGCGCCGGTCGCGCCTGCACTCAGCATCGATCGTGAAGGGGTCAGCGGCACCGCCGCGCTCCGCCAGGGATCGGATTGCCGCGAATATCATCTGGTGATCAGGGTCGGCAAAACTGGCCGGCGTGAGCATCCCCATGGCGCGCTGAGCCTGGTCACAGTCCAGATCCAGCAGCATCAGGGCGCCCAGCACCGCCTGCTCGACTTCTGCGCTCATGGTTGCGCCCCGCTGTACTTGCCCTCGATGACCTTCGCGAACCTCGATTCAGTGATCAGGAAATCGAAATCTGCCCGCCACAGCCTATCGTTTTGCCCCATCAGGAACGGCGTCGCCCTGACGACCTCGAAATAGTCACGCCACCAGCCCAATGATCGAGTTTTATCCGATGTGCACCACCGCGCTCTGAGCGCCGCTTTGCGGTTTTTTGTCATCAGCCGAACCGAGGGCAGGTCCGGCAGGATCTCGTGATACAGATCCACGATTTGCGAATACGGGACGGATGCTCTGGTCGACGGCGATTTCCCGTCGGCAATAATCTCTGTTGTAGTCTCTGTAGTAATCTCTGTAATAGGCTGCTGGTTTTCCGCTGCACTGTCTGCGGGTTTTCCGCTGCCCTGTTTGCTGGTTTCCAGCAACCTTGTTTGCAGGGTCTCGAGGTTTACCCTGTAGTATGTTTTGCAGGGGATTCCCTGTTTTTTCTCTTCGAGGACGCCGAGTTCGCGGAGCTTTTTCCTGGCCCCCTCTTGCTCGAACCTGGTCATCCCAGTTTCATCTTCCCAGTCCGACTGAGTCTTGTAAAACCAACCATCACGACCCTCTGAACGATTCGTCCAATAGATCGCTTGAGAGAGCATCAGGGCGCCCGTAATGCCCGCCCCGAGGCGGACAAATGACCGCTGAAACGCTATTGGTCGGTCGAGCAAATCACAAACATTCATGGCGCGCCCTCTTGGTCTCAAAGAAGAACTCAACCTCAGGTCGACTGAACCTCTCCCCGAGATCCGTGTGATCTAGCAGCCACCCAATCTGGAAGACTGTAAAGCCATGACTGATGCACACGTCTCTCCATTGAATCCACAGCCGGAACTCATCAAGGCTCCTGTTACCTTTGGCTAGGTTGCAGGGGCGACACGAGAGAATGAGGTTGCCTATCGAGTTGCCGCCACCCTGAGACCGAGGTTGTATGTGATCTGTCGTACCCTCGTCCGCCGAGACGGTCAGGCCGCAGTACCCGCAGCAACCGTCTGTTTTTTCAATAACTGCCCTTTTCTTTGCTGCGCTCATCCACCCGCTCATACCCCGCACCTCCGTGCAATTTCGCGCACGCGGGCTTCATATTCTGCCGGCGTCAAATTGACTGGCACCTTTCGTTTTTCGATCTCATACCGCCGCCAATCCGGGGTCTGTGGTTGCATTTGTCGAGCCGTCTCAGTCATAATTACCTCCGTCATGTTTACCCCCCTTGCCCCGCCATGAGCTGCAACTCTGCGGGGTTTTGTTTTTCCTCGCGTATTACCCCATCCGCTCGATAGTAGTGATCGCATTGTTATGCGCCGCCAGGGACTCATTGAGCTCCCGCAGCGTCTCGTTCCGCCGCCTCGGGTCATCCCTGAGCGATAGCAGTGCTACCTGTGCCTCTGCACCCTCTTTGATCAGCGTCGCCGCCAGGGCGCCCATGCAGACCTCCTCGCCCTGCTGCGTCGGGTAGATGCTCACCCCGGCGCCCATGTAGATCTCGGTCAGATACGCCATGCGGATCGCCTCGGGCATTGCCGAAACGATGGCCTGCTCGACGAAGAACAGCCTGGCCGGCGAGCGCTTGTCGCCGTTATCCAGCCAGCCCAGCCAGCGGAAAATCTTCTGGCGATTGGTGTTGGCGTCGGTCACCACGTCGCCGGTGTCCATGAAAAATATGTCCTCGACCTGCAGGGACCGATTCAGCCCCAGCCGCCTGAATTGCTCGACGATCTCGATGGCTATCGTGGTCTGCGTCATGCCCGGCATTTCCAGCCAGCGCGTGATGTGTTTACTGAGAATCCCTAGCCGATGTTGCTCGATGTTCATTTGCCTGTTTCTCCCTCTGCTGTAACCTGATCTCATTGATTCATTGGTGCCGGTCAGCCCCGGCTGCTCACCACTACCCAGGTGACGGGATTGCCGTTA